CTATTCTATTTTCTGATAAGTTGTATTGTGACTTAGCGTTGCGTAATTCCATTTCTTGCTCTTGTCCTTCAGCTTCAGAATTGAAATTTAGCGTTTTTATATTTATTTTTGCAGCTTTAAATACTTCTGATTGGTTGCAAGTGTCAATAAAGATGTCTGCGCCAGCGTTATCGCATATTATCATCACAACTTCGAAGTGAGTCATGATATAAGAAAAATATTTAACATGATTATTCAAATTACCAAGACCTGCATAAGTGTGAACAAGAATTCCTATGCCAGTTTCTTCGTCTAGCTCCATGACTGCTATCGCAAAATAGTCCGCGTTAGGGCTATCGCTCATGTTTGGGTCTATGCCTACAATATACTTTTTACCGGGAGTTCCTTTTACAAGAGTGTGAGGATACTCGTCCTTGAGAGTACATTCTTCCATCTTCTTAGCGCTGAAATAGCTGTCTGATCCATCTGTAAATTGAGCGCAATACTCTCTAAGAAATGCTGAGTGAGATGTGCCTCCACTTTGAGCTTCTTCAATAATTGTTTTATCTATCATCTCTGGTGGCAAAGCTTCGTACCCTAACTGAGAAACGAAATAAGTAGAGTCTTCTTTCTCTGGAGACGTTATTTTTGTTACCCACTCTTGGTAAGTCTTATAAAGATTTTCGAATGTATAACTTGCAGAAGATAAAGCTATCATTTTAGAATTATTTACGAAAACCATTCTCTCCTCTTCTTTCATCTTGCCCTCTTTTATGAGCAAGTCTTCCATTTCACGCACATCAATACGTCTTTTCATGTCTTGAGGCGCGACAAGGAACGGCATCAATACGTTTTTTATAATTTCTTCCGGGAGAAGCAAGAACTCGTCAAGTACAAGAATATTAGCACGGAAACCACGAATCTTTTCACCGCTTAGAGGAATAGCTCTGATAGATCCACCGTTAATATCCCACTCATACAAGTCGTTTCTTTTGCTTTTAGCTCCGAATGCTTGTAGCAATAGCTCTGCACCTTTATTCTCAGACATCTTTTCTATATTATTGAATATAGCCCTAGCTGTACGGAACGTAGGACCAGCAATGAGTATCTTTGTATTTGGTTCAAACACACATTGTAGTACGCAATACACACTAGCGATAAATGATTTAGCGCAACCACGACCCCAAACGCACATAGAGAAGTTTCTATTGAACATTCCCTTAAGAGTTATCTCTTGATATGGCGACAGCTTAATGCCAGTTAACAAATAAGTCGTAAAATATAAATTTTGACGCAGAAATTTACAAAGAGTTATCTTAGCTTCTTTATCTTCTAGCTCTCCCTGAAGCTGCTTGAAAATCTCATTGTAGTTTTCTGTTTTCTTTTTATATTTTGTTGTTTCGTGCCACATATTACAGTAGTTTTAAATCGTACATTAATTGTAAGTCGTATTTTTTATATTCTCCTTTGCTAAAAAATACTTTTTTCATTATTCTGACGCATTCTTCTCTACCATCTACAAATAAAAATTGTACATTGGAATATTTTTGGATTAGCTCTCTTACATTAAAGAAAACAAACTCTGGAGTGACTTTGATTTTCTTAGATACATAATTGAGATATTGAAAGCTCAAACATTCTTGCAGAGGACGCTCTACTAGTACTATTAGATTTGCTTCTGCTGCCACAGAACGCTCTATCTCACGGCAAAATCTCTCGTATCCACCGCTCATTGTACCGATAAAATCAGAGATTGATTTTCTTTCGATATAGCATTTGTTTTCTGGGTCGTTGATAGCGTAGTCTCCAAATTTTAGGCCTTTAACTTCAGTGGGATAATCAATAACCAGAGGCATTTGCTCTCTAGTATCAATAAATATTTTAAATCCATCAATTATAGAAGATTTGAGTTCTTCTTTTGGATATTCATATTTATTTTTGAGCCCAATCTCGCCACAAAGCCCATAGTAATCCAAGAAAAGCTTGTGATAATAAGGAACAGGGGGGCTAGTAATAGAGCGAAGCTCAACTTCAGTAGGCGCATAAGTTAAGTTGTGTTTTTCTTTTCTTTGGACTAAGAATTTTTTTAAATAAGACTTCTGAGCGTCAACATCTTGCTGACTCAGCCATTTTTTCATGGAGACTTTATTATTAAAGTCATTAGAGAAATAATAATCTTTGTTTTTGAAGTTTATTAACTCTCCAGTAAGCAAATCATATCTCGGTTCGTGAGTTTGGTAGTACTCCACCATTCTCAGCTTGTGAGATTTGAGATGCCCATGAAAAGACTTGTCTGTTTCGAATTCTAAATTACAAATTTTACATTTAACCATCTAAAACTTCCTCCTCTGTCAAACCAAAAATTCTGGCTTTAACATCATCCATAGATGATAAGCGACCAACCTCTCCTTTTAAAATTTCTCTTCTCATATCTGCCATCTTTATCATTTCTTTTCTTGTGTCTTCGTCTTTCCACATTTGCACAAGGTTAAGAATAGATGCATTTTCCTTAACTAGATTGGAAAGTCTTTCGCTTCTCTTTACTTTGAGGTCATTCAGGAGTTTTTGCTGACGAGTCACGCACTGATTATACTCTGTACGAGCAGAAGTCACGGCTTCTATTAAAGGCATTGGAATTCTATTACCAGATGACACTTCTACGTCAATTTGTTCTTGCAGCGTTTGAATTGTGCGCTGAATATTTGAAGAAATTACAACTTCTGTAGCTAATATTATATATTGGTCTACTTCTTCTTGAGTCAAATCAGATTTATCATAAGCGTATCTGATAAAACTGCTCTCGAAAAGCTCTCTATCTTGGCTTGTGACATAAGTACTAATTTGATGCAAAAATCTATAAGTATGAAGATAAGAAATGAGAGAATTAAGATCTTTTTTTTGCTTAGCTGTAAGCTTGTCCTTATCCATTCCATTTAAAACGTACTTATTAACTCTTACAAGAGCTCGTTCTAAATTTTTGGGTGGCTTATAGTCGCCTTGGTCATCTTCTCTGTCTGATGTGTTAGATTGGATTTGCTTCGGAAGAGAATCTAAATACTCTTGGATGCTGCGAGCTTCTATAGAAAGATTATTTAAGCCATAGTTATTGAAAAGATCTCTAGCCAAGTCTACCGCACTCATTGAGGAGGCGTTGTTAGTGATATAATCCTTCTGTTCTTGCGTGAAATCAATTCTGTCTTTGGGAGTATATTCGCTCTTGGTCTTTACTTTGAGTTCTCTTGAAGCTAAAAAGTTTTTGACAGCTTTGCCATATTTGCTGCGGCCATCAATGTTAGGAATATCTGGAAAAACAATTTGCGTTAGCTCTTGCAGGCTCGGAGGATTGTCCTTGCGGTCATTCCAAGTCTTAATTATCAAGTCTTTCTGTTCTTGAGAGAGATCTATTTCATTCATATGTCTATTTCTCCGTTATTCAGGCATTCTTTGGCTTTTTTAATTATAGCTTTTTGAATATTTCTGAGTTGCTTGTTATAAGTAGTCTTAGCTTTCTTGTCGTATTTAAAATCTAAATGTTTGCAAACATACTCTTCTGTTTTATTCTGAATATATAATAGATCATACACTTTCCACTCTATTGGCTTGAGTATTTTCTTCATTTTTTCGTGAAGACTCACAGCCGCTTTCTGAATGTTGCATTCTGTAGATAGCTGATTATTTATTTCGTGGGAGTGGTCTTCCACAGAGACAGTCATTTTTAAATCGTAGGCGTTCTTTTTTGTTTTTACCCAGTTATTGAATAGTGGGCATCCTTTGTCCTGCTTACCATAAATTTTACATTCGTTTTCGCCCATAGCTGCGGCGCATTTCAAGCAAGGCCGCGCATAATTTCCGTAATTGTTTCTAATTAAATTTTTTATCTGATTGGATATAATGCGATTTACCCAAGGAAGAATAGGCTTACGATCATCATAGAGGTTCCATTTTTTGTATATGTGGAATCTTATGATTTGCGAGACATCTTCAAAGTCAATCCAGTTAAGAGCAGAGAGTGTCCATTTGTTTTTCCTCTTTGCTATTTCTGTATTAATTAAGTTAATGTAGTTTTCAAACTTTAGTTTATTCTTCTTCATTCATGGATTGACGAGAAGGATAATATCCAGCTTCTCGTTTGAAATTCTCTAAAGCTTCTTGCTTGTTGAATCCTTGAGCTCTAAAGTTTGTTTCTTCTGAACTTTGTCCATTATGAGTGCCCATTAAACTGTCTAGTTTTGCTCCTTTATTGCTTCTTACATCAATATCAAAGTCCAACTTAGAAATGTTTGGCACTCTTTCTACTGAAATTTCCTCTTCTTCGTCTACTTGTGTAATCTTTGTAACAGGCTTAGTGATTTTAGGAGCATGAGAGGACGCGATTGAAAAACCTGAGCCGCAGCCTGAACAAAATTTTGGTTTATCAAAAGAATATTCAGTGCCGTTACCACATTTTTGACAGTAGATCTTCATATTAAAGATTATACACTATATGCCTAAAAAAACCACTAAAAGTTTCAAATTTAAAACAGATAAAGGCATAGAATACTCTGTTAGTAAAATTAAAATCCCGGCGAAGGACAAGGCTGAGGGTCTTTGCGACTCCCCTGACAATGAATGTCCTCAAATATTCATAGAAACATCCCTCTTGCCTAGAAGAGAGATGTCTGTTACTATTGAAGAATTCGCTCATGCGTTTTTTTGGGACAAATCAGAGAAGAATGTGCGTAAGTTTGCAGCAGTTTTAACAAAATATTTATACGCGAACGGTTGGAGAAAAAGCCTTTAACTTCTTGACCATGAATTTTACTAATTCGCTTCTCTTGATGTCGTCTTCGGTGAAGTGAAAGGAGTAGATTCCCTTTTCTTTGCTCTCTTCATCACCAAAAATAGCTTGCAACTTCTCAAAGCCGCCTGACTTACCATAAGCCAAATCAGATTGGTCAGGATCAGCAAGAATAAAACACTTACTGAACTCTCCTACTCTTGTCATAAGGGTAACTATTTCTTTTTGAGTGCAATTTTGAGCCTCATCAAGAATAATAGCCTTGCAGTTCCAGCTCATGCCGCGCACGAATGACAAAGGATGGCTCTGAAGTCGGCCTTGATTGTTTAGGGCTTCAATGTATTGTTTAGATAGCAACTCTTCTAGCTTATCAGCAAAGGGAAGATTGTAATATTTTAGCTTTTCATCTGCATCTCCGGGCAGGAAGCCAATTTTGCTGTCGCTACTCTCTACTGGAGATCGGATATACATAATATCACTAACTCTCTTGTCTTTAATCAATTGAAGAGCGCAGTAGATGCTCAACAGGGTCTTAGAAGACCCAGCGGGGCCGCTAATAAACATCATCTTTACGTCCTTATTCAGGGCAATATCAATAAATGCTTTTTGCTTTTCTGTCCAATTGAGTTCTCTGATCTTGATTTCTTCCTTGAACTTGTCGCGCTGAAGAATTTTTGGGGACTTATCTTGTTTTGACATTAAAGGTATTATATAGATAAAAACAAAAAACCCCTAAGTTTTTCAACCTAGGGGAGTATTTGATTTATTTATTAACTATTAGAAGGTCCAGCGCAAACCACCAGCACCAACTACCTCGCCATCCAACTCCTTGCGAGCAAAGTTAAATGTAGAGACATCAAAGTCATTCTTGATGTAAGTAACCTCTGCAAATGCAGTGAGGTGATCAAAGAATGTGCGGCTCACTCCAAGCTTGGCAATAGCATTGGCAGAATCGCTTAGCTTAATGTACTCTAGCGCAGGAGTCACAGTGAACCAGCCAAATACGCTGGTTGGGCGTTCGAGGCCGACGCCATATCCATATTGTTCTAGATTAATATCATATACACCCTTTACATAAGGAGTAAATACAATATTAGATAGAGCAACTTTAATATTTGCTTCTGTGGAGTTTGGGATGTTTGGATCGCCAGCTTGGTGGCGGATTACGCTACCATCTGTGCGCAAAACTACGCCCTCAAAGAGCTCAAAGCCCTTTCCTACATTGAAAGCCCAGTGGCTCTCATCGAGATTCTCGCTAACTGGGAGAATCGTGCCAGACACTCCTACATCAACGCCATAGTATGTCGAGCCTAGACCAACTCCTGCAAAAGGAGTAGCCTTGGTGCGGGACAAACCGTTCACAAGGTACGTTGAGGTGTACCCAGCCTCAAAAGAGGCGCGAACTGGGGCATTTTGGGCAAAGGCCGCTGTAGTTAGTGTTGCAATTAATAGTGCAATATTGAATAGTTTATTCATAGCATACTATTTTTACACCTTTGGGGCATTTTGTCAAGAAAATTCTTTCAGCATCTTAAAAGACCTTAGAATAGAAAAGGCCCCGGGGATTTTTTACTCTTTGTTTTTATTTGTGTTGTTTATTTTTATT